AAACTCACAAACCACTTCGGAGACACCAGAAGTCGAAGTCGCCCCCACAAATGACGCGCCCGAGGTGAGAGCTACAACTATACACTCAGCTGCGCCAACCAAAAAGGTGGTAGCCCCTGTGGCAGAGACATTAGCCGAAACGGAAGCCACCCCGGCATCCACCCCCAAAATCTCACCAAAAAGAAAGACCAGAAAGGCCAAGTCCACCCCGAAAAATCCTAAAATTAACGGCTAATTGATGCAGCCTCCAACTAGACGTTGAGCTTTGCATTTTTTAAACTACTTATTTAATAGGAGGATCTGTGTGTGCCAATCAACTTAAATCCCCGTGCTGAAACAAGTGCGATCGTTCTCTCGAAAACAGGAAGCGTATCTAATGTGTCTGCATCCGTCCCGTTTGGGATATACACAGGATCCGCAGATTTCCTTAGTGGCGCCGCACTCCAAGTTAATTACGTTTATAAGAAACTCGGCGGCGACGTGGTGGACATCGAGCTTACAGATGCGAATGTTTATTCCGCATATGAAGAGGCAGTTCTAGAATATTCCTACATTGTTAATTTGCATCAAGGGAAAAATATTCTATCGGATACTTTAGGAAACACCACCGGAACCTTTGATCACAAGGGCGACCGGAAAACAGGCCCAAGCGGAAGCAACTTGAAATTCCCGCGGGCACAAATGAGCTATGCTAAAAGGATTGGCGATGGAATGGCTGCCATGGCCGGCTTTGGGGGGACGACTCCTCAATACTCAGCCTCCTTTAAGCCGGAACAGGACGTACAAGACTATGATATTCAACAAATTATTCAAAGCGCATCGGACTCCGGAGTGGACGATGCCGGCACTGCCGTTCCTTATGCGGGCCGCATAGACAATAAGAGAATTTATGTAACTAAGGTATTTTACATATCTGCCCGGGCAATGTGGCGCTTTTATGGATATTATGGAGGCATTGGAGTTGTAGGCAACTATTCCACATATGGACAGTTTGCGGATGATTCTACTTTTGAAATTATTCCAACTTGGCAAAATAAAATGCAAGCTATCATGTATGAAGACTCTATTTTAACTCGAACGTCCAACTATTCCTATGAAATTATAAATAACCAACTTAGACTGTATCCAATCCCCACCTACTGGGGATTTCAAGAGAAAGAGAGGATATGGGTTAAATTTTATGTTCAAACAGACGCATGGGAGGAAAATCCCGACATGAAAGACGGCGTAGCGGGCGTCAACAATCTTAACACACTTCCGTTTGATAATATTCCCTATAAACACATCAACGCCATTGGGAAACAGTGGATTAGAAAATATTCATTAGCGTTGTGCAAAGAGATGTTGGGACAAATTAGAGGAAAATTTGCCACCATCCCAATACCGGGAGAAAGTGTCACTTTGAATGCTACTGATCTGCTGGCGCAAGCAAAAGATGAACAAGAAAATTTGAAGACCAAGCTATCTGAAATGCTGAAAGCAACAGAATATGTCGCCTTGATAAGCGAAGATGCGGAAAAGGCCGATGCAACGGCAGCGACATTTAAAAATTCGCCGTTGCCAATTTTTGTGGGGTAATGATCAATGTCTAATGAATGGAAAAGGCCCGAATCACCACCGCCCCCTCTATTTCTGGGCAGAAAAGAACGCGATCTAGTAAAGCAAGTTAACGACGAGCTTATAGAGAAAGTAATTGGCCAACAAATTTTGTATTATCCTATCGATATAGAAAGGACTAATTTTAACGACCTATATGGAGAAGCTGTAGAAAAAACGTTCCTGCCACCCATTCGTGTGTACGCATTGGTGGAATACACTGAATTTGCAACAGACTACATGGAAAATGCAGGGATTGACAAGACTTGGGAAATAAATGTTTCCTTTCATCGTCGACGATTAGAGGATGATCAGGATTTATATGTTCGCGAAGGAGACTTTGTTCTTTACAATGGTTATTATTTTGAGATAGTTAAGTTAGTGGAGAAAAGATTGCTTTTTGGCCAAGCGGGACATGAATTTGAAATCTCGGCGCGCTGCAGAAGAGCGAGAAAGGGGCTATTTGATGCAAGTTAAAGATTTTAGTTTCGCTCAAATGCCGGAAATGCCGGAAACAGGCTCCTATACCCTACAAGAGCTTGGAATGCTCGGATCGAGCATTGAGAACATTGACCGGTCCGTCTTTGAATTTTTAAAAGATGATTTGGACTTGGGTACCATCACCAACGACGGGTTTAAGAAAACTCCGCTCTTGTGGCAGAGTGCCGAACGAGCATATCAAATCAAACACAATAAAGACCTTCGAGACAATGGTGGCGCCCTTAAACTACCGCTTATAAGTATCGAGCGTACCAATATCACCAAAGACCCTGAGAATAAAGGATCGTTTCAGGCACAAATATATTCACCGGAAGGAAACGGCCGGACCGGACGGATGGTGGTGGCCAGACAAATCGTACAAGATAAAACTCGTAATTTTGCAGTCGCGAGATCAATGAGGATGCAGCCCGAGGCTGTAACTCACCAAAAACACTATCCTCGCATCAACAAGAAGGTAGTTATAAGAAGTTTGTCTATCCCCATCCCCATCTACATAAATTTAGACTATAAGATAGTCATAAAAAGTGAATACCAGCAACAAATGAACCAACTGACGGCCCCCTTTGTGTGCAGAACGGGTCAAATTAATTCGTTGGTGCTAAAGCGCAATGGTCATTCTTATGAAATTTTTATTCAGCCTGAGTTTAGTCAAAAAAATAATGTGTCCGACTTGGGGGAAGATATGAGGCTTTTTCAAACTGAAATCAACATTAAAGTTTTAGGCTACCTTATAGGCGACGGCGAAAATGACGACCGGCCCATCGTAAAGGTACAAGAAAATGCCGTAGAAGTGTCTTTCCCTCGTGAGCAGGCTCTACTTCCTGGCGTCCCGGGACTTTTCATGGATTAGTTCCTGACTTAAAAAGAGAAAATGTATTTTCCTTCCGGACTTTTGAGGTTACGAATACTATTTACAAGTGATTACGTGGTAGTTTGCATAGCATCTTTTAATACAAGCAAGGAACACAATATATGTCGGTAAAAAGATTTAAGTTTGTCTCTCCTGGTGTCTTCATCAATGAAATAGACAACAGTACGATCCCTAAATCGGCCGCGGCCATAGGCCCAGTCGTCATCGGACGTGCCAGAAGAGGGCCCGGAATGCGCCCCATAAAAGTAAGCTCGTATTCTGATTTTGTACGCACCTTTGGCGAGACGGTACCGGGAAACATGGGAGGCGACATCTCCCGAGATGGAAACTTTCAGTCACCCATGTACGGTACCTACGCCGCCAAGGCGTTCCTGAACTCAAATGTGGCACCCTTAACTTATGTGCGCCTGCTTGGCGAGCAAACAAATGCCGGCAAAGCTGCCGGCGCAGAAGCTGCCGCAGGCTGGAAAACAACTTATAACCCCGGAAAAGGAACTTCAGCCGGCTCCATCGGCGGCGCATACGGCCTATGGCTGTTTCCTTCAGGCTCTCCGGCAGCGTACCAATCGGTAACTGCTTCGTTGGGCGCCATTATCTATTGTCAGGATGGATATGTAGGCCTTAGTGGCTCTATTTATGGCGGCAAGACCTCAAAAGGCAGCGGCGCCGAAACGAGCGCCACGTACGACACTACATCTTCTCTGGGTGCGCTGATTTCAAGCGATGCTCAAGGAGTGTTTAACTTGTATGTTTCAACCAGCAACGGAACGACGCTGACAAGCGTAAGCTTTGACACTAATTCAGATAACTTTATTAGAAATAAGCTCAACACGAACCCTCAACTTAAAAGCAGCCAAAACTTCTATCCAACGAGCGTTGAGAAGGACTATTGGCTTGGTCAATCTTTTGAACAAGCTGTTCGAGACGATGGGCTTATTTCCACCGGAAGCTTGGTGGGGGTTGTTTACCCAATCGCTCTCAGCGGCACCGTAACAACGGGCCCACAAAACATGCTTAAGCAGTCATCCCGGGATGCGGTTGCTGGCTGGTTTATTGGCCAAGACACAGGCCCTAGTGCTAATTTTTATCCACAAAATATGCAAAAACTTTTTCGTGTGCATGGCCGCGGCCAAGGCGAATGGCTACATAAGAATTGCAAGATTTCTATCGAAAGGATCCGCCAATCGAATACCACGACAAACGATTATGGTAGTTTCTCTCTCGTACTGAGAGATATTCGAGACACTGATAATAATGTTGTAGTGCTGGAAAGATTTGATAACCTGAATCTGAGCCCCGCGTCACCAAACTTTGTTGCACGCAGGATTGGAGACAAATACGTTAGGTGGGATAACGTAAGTAAGAGACTTAAGACGTATGGCGAATACGACAACATGTCCCAATACATTCGCATGGAGATGAACTCCGACGTCGAGGCTGCAGCTACAGACGCATCACTGGTTCCGTTTGGGTATTTCGGCCCACCACAGTTTACAACAATCACCGGATTACGCACTGGTACCGGCGCCGGTGCTGGCGGCACACACGCCCTACCGACGAATGCTGCACATAATCAGTTTGTGTATATAGATCAGATTCAGTTGGGCGGCGCTCAAGATTTGGCATACGACACCACCAGCGGATTAGCTTTCACCGCCACTCCGCTTTTGACTGGTTCTGGATTTGGTGTTGATGTTGCGCTTAAATGGCCCCACACTCGCCTTAGAGTTTCCGCTTCGGCCGGCAAACTTACCGATCCGACAGAAGCATACTTTGGATTTATGTCGACCCGAGCTACCGGTAGCACTTCTCCGGGAACTGGCTTGTCAGATCCGTCTGACCTTTTGTATGCCAACTTCCCTGATGATCCGGCCCTAACTGCCGGCACCGGATATAATTCCTATGCATATGTGTTTTCCATGGATGATATTGTATCGGGCTCTGGTGGAGTGTTCTTCTGGAGTTCTGGCTCTCGATTGAACGGCTCCTCCCTCGGCAGCAGTTCTTATACTGACATACTCGACGCGGATTATAATCGTTTTACTGCTCCTTTCTGGGGCGGATCCGACGGATTTGACATCACGAAGCCCGATCCCATGTACAACAATTCTATGAATGATTCTTCAACAGAAGATAACAGCTATGTCTATCATACTTATCGGCGCGCCATAGACACTGTGGCTGATCCCGACAGTATTGACATGAATGTGCTGACGGTGCCAGGTCTCACCAACGACTCGCTCACCACTCACGCAATACGTGTTGCTGAAAACAGAGCAGACACTCTCGCACTCGTCGATCTGGCGAATGTCTACCTTCCTAGTCACGAGCGATATTATGCCAATAAGGCCAGTAGGCGCGCCACCACACCAGTACAGGCTGCAAATGCCTTAAAGAACAGGAGAATCGACTCTAGTTACGGCGCCACATATTACCCATGGGTCCAGACCCGGGATGAAAACAACGGCGCATCCGTGTGGATCCCCCCCACGGTTGCAGCACTCGGGGTGTTTGGCTCTTCAGAAAAAACAACGGATGCGGTATGGTTTTCTCCCGCGGGATATAACCGTGGAACACTGACTAAAGGCGCCGCCGGCATTACTGTAAGCAGCGTTACAGAGAGGCTCGATCAGGATGATCGCGACACTCTATATGAAGCCAGAATCAACCCTATTGCGTCCTTCCCTTCAAGCGGGATCGTGGTATTTGGACAGAAGACGTTGCAAGAAAGACAGTCAGCGCTGGATAGAATCAATGTCAGAAGGTTAGTGATCTTTATGAAGAAGACAATTTCTGTGCTCTCGACCAAGGTTCTTTTTGAGCAGAATGTTCCGGCTACATGGACACGGTTTAAGGGTCTCGTGGAACCATTCTTACAAACTGTTATGACTAATTATGGTATTGTTGATTATAAGCTAATTTTGGATGAATCCACCACCACCCCCGATCTTATTGATCAGAACATTATGTATGCGAAGATCATGGTCAAACCTGCACGTGCCATTGAATATATTGCAATTGACTTTGTGATTATGTCAACTGGGGCATCTTTTGAGGATTAATGAATAAGGAAAATATGAAATATGTCAATTAAAAGATTTAAGTTTGTCTCCCCGGGCGTTTTTATTAACGAAATAGATAATAGTTTTCGCCCAGAATCCGCCGTAGCCATTGGCCCTGTCGTCATTGGTCGCGCTTCACGTGGCCCGGGAATGAGACCCGTCCAAGTACAGTCATACTCTGAATTCGTTGAAGTATTCGGATCCACAGTACCCGGCGCCGGAAAAGGCGATGTTTCCCGTAATGGCAATTACCAGTCTCCAATGTACGGAACATATGCCGCCAAAGCTTTCTTGAGGGCAAATATTGCACCTCTTACCTACATTCGATTGCTCGGTACTCAAACAGTTGCCGGTAAAGCTGCAGCCGGAGAGGCCGCAGCAGGCTGGCAAACCACCAACGATGCCGACTCCTCTAGAGGTAGTGCCATCACCACTCTTGGTGGTGCGTATGGTCTTTGGGTGTTTGAGTCGGGCTCAAGCGCCACACAGAGCGCTACTGCATCTTTGGGTGCGATCATTTATTGTCAAGACGGCGCCCCGCTGCTTTCAGGCTCTATTTACGGCGGCCGAGCCGTTTCTGGATCCGCCGCGAACGGCGCCACAGCCGTTGTAGGCCAGTATCTCCCTAACTGGTCGTGCTACTCAACAACCGCATCAATGGGCACGGCGATCACCGCTGACAGCGCCGGCAATTTTCATGTTCAAGTTCAAACATCTAATGCGACAACAAACGCTAGCGTTAACTTTGACGATTCTTCTGCCAACTTCATTCGCAAGAAGCTCAACACGAACCCTCAACTTAAAAGCAGCCAAAACTTCTATCCATCTGCCGTCGAGAAAGACTATTGGCTCGGGGAGTCCTTTGAACAGGATTTAAGAGACGACGGGCTAGCTACCAAGACTAATTTGGTTGGCATTATTTACCCCATCGCAAGCAGCGGATCCGCTACCACATCCCCCGCGAACATGGAGGGGCAAGCCTATAGAGATGCCATTGCTGGCTGGTTTATCGGCCAGGACCGCGGCCCCCAAGCATCTTTCTATCCACAAAATATGCAAAAACTATTCCGGTTGGTTGGATTGAGTCATGGAGATTGGCTTCGCAAGAATTGCAAAGTATCTATTACTCGCCTAAGACAATCAAACACCACATCGAACCCATATGGAAGCTTTTCTATTGTAATTCGAGATCTTCGCGATACTGACAATAAGGTGGTCATTTTGGAAAGATTTGACAATCTCAATCTAGATCCATCTTCTCCCAACTTCGTTGCTCGTCGCATTGGCGATCAATATATTAGCTGGGATAATGTCTCAAAGAGACTTAAAACCTATGGCGAATACGCAAACAAGTCCAAGTATATGCGTGCAGAAATGAACGCAGACGTAGAAGCGGGCGCCACAGATGCCAGCCTTCTACCTTTCGGATTCTGGGGCCCACCAAAGCCGACAACAACGGAAGGCATTCAGCTAGACAATCCACGCACCACTGGGGGCGCACGGGACACATTAGCACAAAAGAATTCCAAAGATCCCACAGCCGGCAGATTCATCTTCGCACGCCAAGACCAAGCTGGAATGGGCACCACCACATTATTCAACACGGATACTCCGTATTGGTCCGGAAGCGCCTTTGTCACAGGAACGGGAGTTGCTCTGGATCTGGCGCTTAGTTGGCCACAAGTTCGCTTGCGCACCTACGCATCGAATGGTAAACTTACTAACCCAACTAATGCGTATTTTGGTATAACATCCACCAGAGCAACAGGAAGCACCTCCGTGGGGACAGGAATTTCAGACCCACAAATGCTTTTGTACGCCAATTATCCAGACGATCCAGTTGGCACCCAAGCGACTGACTCACAGGCCGCATATGTGTTTTCCATGGATGACATTGTATCCGGATCTGACGGTCGTTATTACTGGGGATCCGGCTCTCGCCAATCCGAAACGAGTGGCTTGGTAACAAGCGCGTCGTACACCGACTTGCTGGATGCCAATTACAATCAATTTACTGCCCCATTCTGGGGAGGATCGGACGGCTTCGACATTACAAAGCCAGATCCCATGTATAATCAGGGAATGGACGCATCTTCGACAGAAGACAATAGCTATGCTTACCACACCTATCGGAGAGCCATCGACACCGTTGCAAATCCTGACTTTATCGATATGAACTTGTTAGCAGTGCCGGGCTTGACGCTTGATTCGCTCACGACTCACATGATCAGACTGTGTGAAGAACGAGGGGATGTTATGTCCCTTGTCGATCTTCCAAATGTCTATATTCCGTCTGCAGAGCGCTACTATGCCAATAAGGCCGATCGCTTGGGAACCACACCCGTGCAGGCCGCCAATGCACTCAAAGACAGGCGCATTGATTCTAGCTATGGTGCTGCATTCTACCCGTGGGTTCAGACTCGCGACGAAGACACTGGCGCCCTTGTATGGATCCCGCCTACAGTGGCCATGATGGGCGTTCTAGCCTCCTCGGAAGCCAAGTCTAATGCAGTATGGTTTGCACCGGCCGGGTTCAATCGTGGAGGCCTTACAGAAGGCGCCGCAGGGATCCCGGTTACAAACGTAAGCGAACGCCTTAATTCTAAGGAAAGAGATACGCTATATGATGGTCGAATTAACCCCATCGCATCCTTCCCCTCAAGTGGAGTCGTGGTGTTTGGGCAGAAGACATTACAGGAACGTGCCTCCGCTCTAGATAGGATTAATGTGAGAAGGCTCGTTATCTTCATGAAGAAGCAGATTTCTATTCTTTCTACACAAGTTCTTTTTGAGCAAAATGTGCCCGCCACGTGGACACGCTTTAAGGGCCTCGTAGAGCCGTTCCTGCAGAACACAATGACAAACTATGGTATTGTTGATTATAGGTTGATTTTGGACGAGACAACGACGACTCCAGACCTGATTGATCAAAATATCATGTACGCCAAGATCATGGTCAAGCCTGCCAGGGCCATCGAATATATCGCAATTGACTTTGTGATCACTAGCACAGGCGCCTCATTCGAAGATTAATAACAAAGTTTTAGCATTATTTAGTAATTAACTACTAATTAAAAATAGATTTAAAGGAGAAATAAATCATGGCATTCTGGTCCGCACCCGGCTCCAACACCACAAAAGAGCCGAAAAGAAATTTTAGGTTCATAGTTACAATGGCAGCCTTTGAAGGCGCCGCCGGCTCAAGTTTGTGGTTTGCCAAAACGTGTGACAAACCGTCTTTTACAATTGAAACAGCAGAACACCAATACCTGAATCACACCTTTTATTATCCCGGCTCTGTCAAGTGGCAAGCAATCTCAATGACACTTGTAGATCCTGGAGATCCCGATACGGTAGGCCTCATCAACTCTATAGTACAGCAATCTAACTATGCTATACCCGGCACACCATCTGAACTAACCACAATGTCCAAAGGCGCCGCCGTCTCTTCGATTGGCACAGTTACTGTTCAACAGTTGGACGCCGCCGGCGTAGCATTGGAGACTTGGACTCTTAATAACGCGTTCATCACAGAAGCGAAGTTCGGCAGTTTGGAGTACGGGAGTGACGATCTTACTACCGTAGATTTAACTCTTCAATATGATTGGGCCCAATGTGAGCTGAAAACTGCCGCCCCAACAGCCGCCGGCGGTACCGATTTCTATAAAATGGCATAAAAATCCCTTAATATTTTCTACAACTATTGAAACATATCATATATAATATTTACATAACTAACAACGAGGTGTAAACTGTCAAGAAATAGAGGACGTGTCGGCGACACAAAAAAGAAGCCCGAAGATACGGGCGCGCCAATCCAACAATTAGCAAAGGATGATGCTCCGGAAACAGCAGCATTCTCCTTTGTGGTGCCAACAGAGTTTGTTGATTTACCGTCAGGGGGTCGATATTATCCGGAAGGGCACCCTCTTCACAATGAAGATACGATTGAAATTAAGCAAATGACTGCGAAAGAAGAGGATATCCTCACTTCGCGCACATTGCTTAAAAAAGGCATTGCCTTAGACCGAGTAATTCAGAGCTTAATTTGCAATAAAGCCATTGATCCCCAAACTCTGTTGATGGGAGACAAGAACGCTTTGATTGTGGCAATTCGTGCATCTTCATACGGAAACATTTATACGACGGCTGTGGAATGTCCCGCATGCGGAATATCTGGAGACCACAGCTTTGATTTAAACGAGCTTGAGACGTACTCAGGTCGAAGTTTTGAGGGTCTAAATGTGAGAGAGAACGACGATTGTACGTTTACCACCGTTCTGCCTCGTGCCGGTGTTGAAGTAGCGTTTAAACTTCTGAACGGGTACGACGAAAAGAAGCTGTCTAATATGGCCGACGCGGATAGGAAGAATCGCCGCGATCGGGCGATTACGCGCCAGCTAGAAACGACCATCGTTTCAGTGAATGAATCCACGGATCTTAAGGATATTGGCCACCTTGTAGAAAATATGCCATCAGCGGATGCTCGACATATGCGTACTATTTATCGCTTAGCGATGCCTGACCTTAACATGTCTCAGGAGTTTATATGTACTGACTGTGATCACTCTCAAGAGATGGAGGTTCCACTTTCGGTGGACTTTTTTTGGCCTGAGTGATGAGTACATGGAGCTAGTCTACGAGCAATTTTTCTTTTTGAAATATTCCGGAGGCTGGTCTTTCGCTGAAGCCTATAACTTGCCCGTTGGCCTTAGAAAGTGGTTCGTTGAAAGACTAATGAAGCAGCTTGAAGCCGAAGCCGAAGCGACAGAGAGTGCATATAACAACTCTTCAGGCGGTACTACTCTTACTCCTGATAACGCACCTGAAATGCCGCAACATTTAAAGTAGTTCCAAGATAAGGCCGGATAGTCTTGTCTTTTTTTTGTTTAAACTATTTATGGATAGCACTTATGGTGAGGAGAATTAACGATGGCTGACGACCCAACCGATGACTCCGGCGGCCGCCGCGGCCGAAAGGGTCGTCGCGCTCGCCGTAAAGAACGCGAAGAAGAGGCCTCGGCCACCCCACCCGAAGAAACTGTCGAAGAGGTTCAATCACGCGCTCAATGGCGCAAGAAAGCGGCCGCTGAGCGCGTCGATGATCTAAAGAAAGAGCAAGAAAACCTACAGAAAATTTTAAAAACCGAAGAAGATACCTATGCAATAAAAGAGCTTCAAAAGGCACTTGCAGAAACTAATGCTGAATTGTTAAAAACTCAGCGCGAACACATGCGGGATCTTGCACGCCTGCAGAAAGAAATTCCTCATGAACTAAGAGAGCAAGTCCGCGAACTAGAGAAAGTCGTCAAAGAAGAAGAAAGGCGCGCTAAAGCCGTAGAGGAATCGGCTCAAGCGGCCGCCAATCTTGGAAAGTCTTTAGGTAAGGCATTCCGCGTGACTCGCGGCGGCGTAATAGACGTAACAAATTTGAGTGATAAATTCGGGGAGTTGGGCAAGGCGATATCAAGTGGTAAAAAAGGCCTTATGGAATTTGGTCTTAATTTTGCAAAGGCCTTTGGTGGCTCCTATCTTCAAATGGTCATAGATATGGCCACGATGCTTGTTAAGTTGGCCATGGAAGTCGAGAATGTGGGGCGTAATATGCGCCGAACCACCGGAATGAGCAAAAAGCTAGCAGCCTCCCTTGAGTCTGCAATCCCAGCTGTACGTGAGTTTACACATGAATTTGATGGATTAGCTGATTCTGCGGCCGTACTATATAGAAACTTTACCGACTTCTCGATGATCAATACCGAGGTAGCTTCACAACTCGCCCTCGAGGCCACCATGCTCAACAGACTTGGTGTTTCATATGAGTCGTACGCCGACGGCGTTCAACTTTCCACCAAAGCTCTTGGAGTGTCTGCTGAGGATAGTGGCGACGTAATGAGAGATTTAACGGCTTATGCTATGAATATTGGAATGGATGTGGGGCAGCTTACGAGCGGCTTTGCACTTTCCCGAGAGCATGTATCAAAATTCGGCGCCGATGGAGTAAAAGCATTTAAAGATTTAGCCCGCACATCAAAGATCACAGGAATTGATCTTCAGCGTTTATTTGCAATAACATCTAAATTTGACACCTTCGAGGGCGCCGCAGAACAGGCTGGCATGCTAAATGCCGCATTGGGCGGAAATTTTGTAAATGCCATGGATCTGATGATGGAAACCGACCCAGCGGCTAGATTTGATATGATAAGAGATGCGATCCAGAACACCGCCGGCTCTTTCCAAGATATGGAATACTATCAACGGATTTTCTATGCACGCGCCGCCGGCCTAGATAATGTCTCCGAGCTAGCTCTTGTGATGTCGGGGAGGTATGATCTCCTTGGGGAGAAAATGAACGACAATGCGTCAGACTATGTCTCTATGGCGGAAAAAGCGAAAACATTCCAAACTGTACAAGACGAGATTGCTACCCTAATCCAGCGAAATATCAAGATTCTCCCCCAGGTAATGGAGGGCATCGAAAAGATCATGAGATGGCTGGCATCGCCGGCCGGCCAGAAAACAATTACGGAGTTTTTCAAGAACGCCGAGCGCCTCGTTACGACCGCAGCAAACAACATACCCAAGATCCTCGCTGCCCTTCCGGCGGTTGCTGAGGCAACCAGCATACTTGGTCCGGCCATGGCGTTGATTGGAGCCGCTGGCGCGTTTGGCCTGGGAGTCTTTCAAGGAGTAATAGGGAACTGGGTTACTGACAAATGGAAGGGCCGCAAAGGCGGCGGCGGTGGCGGCCGCGGTGGTGGCGGTGGCGGCGGCCGTGGCGGTGGTGGCGGCGGAGGCGGCCGCGCCGGCGGTGGCGGCGGAGGAGCCCCGGTAAGGGGCGATTTCTCATCCCGCAGGGCCTTCCGGGCCGAGCAGAGGGCATACAATTCGAAGCCCCAAGTAAGGGCTAGAGCCGCGGCAGCCGCCGCGGAAAAAAACAAGCCCGGCTTCTTCAAGAGCATGACCAAGAGCGTCGGCGATGGCCTCAAAAAAGCTCAGGCGTGGTCAAGAGCGCGCCAGGGCGGATTCATCGGCAATGCAGAAGCTGCTCGAGCGGCCCAGCCTCGCCACTTGGGCGGTGGCGGTGGGGGAAGCAACTGGTTCGACGCGAAGCAAGCCGCGAAAGCTAAAGATTTGGCCAAAGCGACGGCAGCTGCAGGAGATGATGCAGCTGTAGCCACATCGAAGTTTGCCAAAATGAAAAACTTCTTGGGAAGAGCCAACAGAGCCCTTGGAAAAGTCGCAGGCCCTCTTGCTGTTGCTACTTCTCTCTGGCTAGGACACAGCGCAGTGATGGATCAGCAAGCTAAAAGGACAGATAAGCAGCTTACTCAGTGGGAAGAAACGAACTCCATACTGGGGGCATCTATAGGCTATTTCATAAGCGGCAGTTACGAATTCGCTGATTTTCTATCTGGCGGCTTTATCGACACATTCAAGGGCGCCCTTGGGATGGGAGGCGCCTCTGGAGATGAATTTGAACTCACCGGCGGCTCAGGCCTCATGGACTACTTCATGGGCGACAAAGTCAAGAAAGGTCAAAGCTTCTTGGCCACAGAAGCCACAGATATCGGCAATGCGTTAGATACCTTGCGTAATAAAACCCGGGGCATTTTTGGCGCCGACTTAATTGGAGGTCGTGCAAACCAAATGGTTGACGACCAAGGCAGAGACTCCTTGAGAAACACGCGAGAATTCCAGGACCGCCAGCGCAAAATGCAGGATGCGCTGACGAAACGGGCAGATGCCGGCGTGGCCGGCGCCGAAGAGGCCCTTATAAAACACGTCGAGGAGTTTGGAAGCTACGAGGCCCAGCCCGCCTTGGACTCCGCATCGAAGGCCTTGAAGGCCAAGATGGAAAAGGCTGAAGTGGAAAAGATGCGCCGTCAGGTGCGCGCCCAGCTTGATCAAGCTGGAGATTATCGCATGCCCCAGGGCAGACAGGTCGCCGCCGGCGATAATAAAGTCACAGTCCAGCTTATGTTGGATGGCAAGGTTCTTGACGAGCGCACCATCAGCACCATGGGTGCAGCCGCAGGCTTCGGCGGAATCACGGGCATGGGCTATAGCCCCTAATAACCACAAAAGGAAACAAAATCATGGCAGACGACAATAACAAAACATTCAGTTCTCAGAAGTATTTCCCCATTACAATGGGCGTTGCGAACATTGCACCAGACCCCAGCATCATGACACCCGGCAAGAAGGCCGGAGAAGATGGCTACGTAGATCCTACCTCGGGCCGAACTGGGGCCCAAAAGTCCTACGCCGCCGGCGACGGCGCCAAATTCAAAAACGCGCTCATTGATCGCACAAACACATATATTGATGCCGCCGCGGCATATGCAAACAACTTGCAAATGGTGGTATCCTTTTACCACGTTCCAAGTGGAAAGTCTGTATACTTTAAAGCATTTATTACCGCCTTTAATGAGACATATAGTTGTGATTGGGGTCGTGAAGCTGTTTTTGGCCGCGTGGATCCAATCTACTTATTTAAACAAACCGACAAACGCATCAGCTTGGCACTGGCGGTTCCTGCGGCTAGCGATTCAGAAGGTTACGAAAACCTTGGAAAAGTTCAGATGCTTTCCCAGTTTCTTTACCCTTCTTACACTGATACCGGCAACGCACTCAGCATTGGACAATCTCCGCTGGTTAAAATAAAAGTTATGAACTTGCTCCAAAACGCGCAAGGCAGTGTCGATTCCAACGCCTCGGCATGGGCTATGATGACAGACTATAAGTCAAGCAATGAAGCAGAATCCGGTCAATTAGGGGTTATAAACTCCTTAACCGTCAATCACAATCTGGACCGCGCAGATGCCGGCGTTATTGAGCGCGCCCCCAACACAATCCTGCCCAAGCATATTGAATTGAACCTTGAATTCTCGCCCATCCACGAGGGCCCTCTGGGCTGGAAAGACGAAAAATCACAAAACGAGCTTTTCCCATATGGAGTGAGCCTTTTCAGCGGCGAAATGAAGAAAGATCAGGCCGGCAACCCTATCATAGCAGCAGCAACACCGCCGGCCCCCAACGATGCCGATCAGGACCCTGCCGACGTGTGGGGCGATCAGAGCGCCAACGATGTTCCATATCCCCGCCGCGGCGAAGATGGTGTTATTCAGTGGGGAGACGAGGCAATCATCGACGGCGCCTTGGCTGCTAAGTTCGCTGCTATCAAGGGCATAACTATCCAAGATCTCAACGAACGCGATGCCCGTCGCGATGCCGGCCACGCCATGTCAGACGTCTGGAGCACCCATGGCGGCCCAAACGCAGCCGCCAGGGGCACGGCCGGTCGCTTGATTAACGTTGGCGGCGGCGGCGGTTCCGGCGCAGGAGGAACCATGGCGCCAGTTATGGACGTCGACTTTGGCGGGGGAGACGGACGTTAAATTATGGCATCTAGATATTCAAAAACTCAAACATTATTAAATCGTAGTGAATATTATCGATTTCTGCGTCAGAAACGAGACGTAAAGCAAATCGTTCAATATGCAACTCCCAAGCTGGCGATGCCTACGCTCGGGGCCCGCATAAATGTGCCCGTAGACACTTACGTCTGGAAATACGGAGATAGACTCTACAACATGGCTAGTCGCTATTATGGTGATGTGCGCTATTGGTGGGTTATTGCATGGTGGAACAGCTATCCCACCGAGGCAGACTTAAAGCCCGGCATGGCAATTACTATTCCGCTTGATTTGGAAGCTGCACTCCAAGTCCTAGGAGTGTAAAATGGGTAATAAGCAAGATGGCTTCACTTTTAAGACCACCAATACAAAGCCTGAAAATGTAGACTCCGCCTTCCGCGCCGAGCTAGCCGGCTGGTACACAGCTGCGCTTGAGGGCCTATATGAAAATGACGAAAAAACCACATGGTATAATGCGGACCGCGGTGAAGAGAAGCCCGCAACCCTGTGGAACTCACATAACACGGATAGCGAGACCTATAATGCGCCCGCCCTGCACCTCACCAATCGATGGAATTCTATTAACGGCAACGAAGATGCCATTTCCGCGGAAGACTTAATTGCTCTTTTTAAAGATAAGACACCGCTAGACCTGGCCACCGAGGACTATTCGTCTTATTTAGCCGGAAAATTGCAAATAGATGCTAACTTTTTCAGCGAGGAGGCCGACGCGCTTGACGCCGCAGATGGTCTAGGCGAGTCGGACGCTTCGTCCGAAGAAGAAGCCGCAGCCGCTGCAGCAGCCGCAGCCGAGAAGATGAAGGCCGCCGCCGATTCAGCCGCTGCAGCAGCCGGCGCAGCTGCCGGCGCCAGTGCGAGTGCCAATATTGTAGAAATGAAAGAGCAGTGTTTTTTGTTAGCTTACTTATTTAACATACTTAAGGCCAAGAAGGCGTCAATCGACACATCCGAAGTTAAGCCTATTCCCTATTATGATAATGCTCAAAATGCTTGCTTAATGGCCCATTATGAAGAATTTGGATTCATGAACATGTTGACGCAGTACCCAACTCAAAAAGATCTCTTGCGTATGTCTACGGCCGAGATATCCAGCCTTCAACCAAAAATTCAATTATTTAAAGTCATTCCAGACTCAAAGAAAAAGGGGGAAGAAATAGCAATTCCAGTAAAATTTGATTCCTACCTTGGAAGCACACGTACGACCGCAAAAGGAACGACGGAGGCCATCTTTAAAAACAAAGCCAAGCGCGGCTATGGCGCCGGCCTTCAAAACTTCTCCTTTACGTATGAAGGAAGCAACCCTTTTGCCGTGAAAAAGAGCATTACCGCAAAGCTCACCATTTTTGCTAATACTTTTGATGAACTATCAGAACCGCGGGATGGATACAGTTATTTGGATTTGGCCCTCAAGACAGGTGGCGAGCGCTTAAGAGAGCGGTACAAGGGCATGGATCCTAAAGGCGGATCCAAAGAGGCTCAAAATTTAGCTAAGTTGGATTTCAGACTTAAGGCGATTGTAGGCTGGGAGCTACCTCCCGCCAAAACGGGAATGTTATCGTCGCCTACCCGAGATGCCATAAACAATTCATTTGTTACATTAAATTTGGTACCCACTATTCATAATTTTGATTTTGACGAAACTGGCCGAGTTAAGTTTGAAATTAATTATTTTGCCTTCGTGGAGGATTTTTACAATCGGCCCGTCTTTTCTATTTTTAGCAATCCTGTAGTGACAAAAAACATGATCGAGAGAAAATTAAAATATAGCTCATTAGAAAAAGACTGTAAAGCGGCAGATCTTGCCGAAGCCAGAAAAGCCGACAAGGATCAGATTATGGAAGATAAAAAGGCAGCCCTTAACTGGCTTTTTGATGCAATGAACAAAAATAACAAAATACGTTATATTACTATTTCTCAAGATGCGATATCAACCATTGTCAAGGAAGGTCCGTATGCTAATGCAAAAAACATCGGCTTGGAAGATCCAGAAATTAAGACGGTCGAAGGGAGCCTGCAGGATGGGATGTCTGATGATATAAAAGAGTCGACGTCCTCCAAAACCGGAGAAACAGTCCCAAGCGCATCCAACAGTACGGTCTTCACAAAGCAAATCGAAGGAAAGGACGGTGCACAGCCGATTATCTTTTTCTTTATTAGCGACATGTTAGATATAATTTTAGATGGTATAACAACCACAGTAGAATCTATGCACTCAAAGTGGCTGCCTGAGATCAAAAGTGGGAATTCTAACCTTGATGGAGATCTTGTCCGAGAACAGATAGATGGTTACAAGCGCCTGGCCGCAAATTTTAAAAGATTGCGGGTGTTGTTGGGGCCTGTTGAGATCGTTAATCCAAAAAATCCTGCCGACAGTAGGTTTGTTAACTTGGGAGACCTCCCTCTCTCATTAAAATACTTTATGCAATTTCTCACCGAGAAAACTTTGCAAAAAGATCAAATCTTCTATCCACTCCCCAGCTTTCTCAACGATCTTTTTAATATTTTTCTTAAAACCTTCTTGAATGACGAGACCTGTTTTAAGGGAATGGGTGGTTTAAATCAGAGAGTTAGAATCAACCAGGCCACCGTGACAGACTATAAGCGCTCCACTGGCAATTTAGACACAATTTCAACTGTGATGGCCAGAGCAAGGGTTAAAAATAAGTATGCGAGATATTATGATATGAATCGATATAAGAGTAAGGGCGAACCAGTTCTAAATATTTCTGGCTATCGTTCAAGTAAAGCACATTCTGCAGCTGCAGAAAATGATTATTTAGTATACTATGCATCCCGCGCCCAGCCGGTCCGAGTGATGGAAGGAAGTGAGAGTAAAGATGCCGCTGTAGGTATATTTCATTATGCAATTGGAAGAGACCGCGGCATTATTAAGAACATCCGGCTCACACGTACCGACATGCCGGGCTTAAAAGAGGTGAGGGCTGAGCAACAAGGTTTCGACGGATTAGAACAATTGCGCGAAGTCTACAACGCAGATATCTCCTGTTTTTCAAATGTGGCGGCCTACCCTGGCACATATATCTATGTCGATCCGAAGGGCTTCGCGCCGAGTATGCACGATAACATAGGAGCCACCGGCGCGGGCAGCAAAGAGGGCGATCAGTTTGACATCGATAACTTGACAGATTATGGTATCGGAGGTTATTACATGATCATCAGGTCCACCCACACTTTTGGCCCGGGCCAAGCAGATACTTCTATCGATGCGCGCTGGGTGCAAGAGGTTGAAAGACGTCTGGAAGAGAATGATGCTACAACCGATGTTGATAAGCCCGCATCAAAGCCCGCAAAGTGCACAGTAGGAGAGAATAGCAATCGCGAAGAAAAAGCCGCAGCAGATCCAATGGCAGAGTTTGCCGAATTCGACGAAGTGCTGGGTAGGGACGGAGATACTCCCGACACCGACGAAAACCTTATGGATCCGTTCTACTAATATTAAAGGAAAAAAAGAATGTCAGTTTTATACATCGAAAGCAATGCAGAGAGCGCCAAAGACCTATATGATAAGAGGCTCATCTATAACACCACCATACGTAATCGTGCGTACCAAAATTTAACTAATTTTAATTTTGCCGAAAAACACCTTTATGGTCGAGTGTCGCGACGATTTGTGCCCATTGTGCCCGCCAACTATATGGCCACCTTGTCCAATCTTAAGACCACCGCAGGTGACCCAACCATTCAAGCTCTCAATTTCGTAGTAGACGCGTTCAACGATCTCAATTCTCAATTCGAAAAATGTATCATGACCAAATCAATCTCGCCAAGCCAGAGGTTTTTAAGCACCCTCAAAGCATATAAGGGGTATGAAAACCCCCGGTCTCTGTATCACACACATTTTACTGAATATATGCAAACATTGGGCTCGGAATTTAAACTAAACAAAGCTGATATTTTAAACTTTAATCAATTTATTTTAAGGCTCATGCCATCCCTCCAATCGGCGGCACGTAAAATTCCATTCACCTACCCTGCTTTTGTAAAAAGCAATTATTGTCCTATATCCGTATCGGGTTTGTCGGTAGAGATTGCCGACTTAGACCCCACTAATGATCTTGAAAAGATAACAAATTTTCACAACAGTCTTAATTGGGAATATTTCCTAAATGCATGTAGGGAGTACGGCTTTATGGTGGATGAACTTATTCCATGGAGGCTCGTCGCGGATATCGGGAGCCCCTTCATGGTAAAATATGCAGCTCAATATGGTCTTCCCAATACTAACCAAATACTCAATTATGCTTACGAACCTGCCACAACGTCTTATCTTGATGTGTTTAAACAATATATGCTGCAGTTATATAACTTGAGTACTGAAAAATTTATTTACAAGCCACAATTGTGCACGTCTGCTGGCACCTCAGTTCTGATGTCTGCTCCCACCTATACGACCAAAATTAAACGTCAAAAGCCGATGCAGTATACCTGGGAAGCGTTAAATTCGAAATATGATGACTTGTATTTTTTCAAGTTGTATGCTACAATAAGGTTCTTTGAAGAAGAATCTTCTTTTTCTGAACAGGAGAGAATGTTTTTGATTGACGACTGTATTGAAATTGCTTCAGAAAATCTCCCACTGGCGATGAAAGTTTTTGAAAGAATCCTAAATAAAACATTTGACTATCAGGGCTCTTTAGGTTATATTAGAGAAAAGCAACGGACCCTTCGCACAAGTGATAGATGATTTTTCAAGCGCTAGATGATAAAAGAGAATGCGTAGGTGTATATGCGGACGGGAAGCTTCACTTCGAGGATTTCCCGCCCGATCTTACACGCACGTGGAAGTATTCAGGCTCTCTTCAGAATCAAGAGGTAGAGTATGCATGGCTTTATGCCAGTGGCCTCCCCATAGAAGAAGTTTGTCCGGAAAACTTGAAAGAAGATCTGCAGGCTGCAGCCCGGACCATGCGCGCCTACAAAAAATCGTTTGATATTGCAAAGATTGATTTTCGAGAACATTGTTTTTTCGATTTGATCCCTCACGACTTTTTAGTAAAATTTTGTGAATTGAGAAATCAAGTTTCTCGGCACGTTTTTGAAAATATAGAAAAACCTGGCAACTATAAACACTTAGATGCTTTTCAAAGGCTCATTCACAAAATTCGCTACCAAAGACTTAATCTGGATAGTGCAGACTGTAAGTCTCTATTCCTCAGCAGCGGCCTAAGAAAAGAGGTACAAAAGATATTAAAGGGTTCCCCCTACATTGATTATAATTTATTTGGAACCGTGACGGGGCGCCTATCCTCCCATTCAAATTCTTTTCCTGTGTTGACAATGAAAAGAGAATTAAGGGCCCTCATCAAGCCCCACAACGACTGGTTTTTATCCCTAGATTATAATGGTGCCGAAGCTCGCACTTTAATCGCCCTGTCAGGAGAGCAACAACCCGCAACAGACATCCACCTCTGGAACATGGAGAACATAATCAAGGATGAAAATATCGATCGAGCGGAAGCCAAGACGTTGTTTTTTAGTTGGCTGTATAACCCAGATTCAACAATCTTTGAAACCGAGCACTACGATAGAGAAAAAATCCTTGACACCTACTACAGCGGGGATTATATTTCTACTGTATTTGGAAGGAACATCCACGTGGATCGCCGGCGCGCCTTAAACTACCTAATTCAGAGTACGACGGCAGATTTGGTACTGGACCGCGCATGCGCCCTCGATAAATTTTTGGATGACAAAAAATCTTTTATATCGCACATTGTTCATGACGAGATTGTGATTGATTTTTGCGACGAAGATCGCTCAACGATACAAGAAATTAAAGAAATTTTTGCCAATAACAAACTTGATGTTTTTCGTGTAAATCTTCGAGCCGGAAAAGATTATTTTAATATAAGCGAGTTAGATCTGTGATATCTATTGTTGGAATTGGAAATGGAGCATCGGCAATTGCAGAAAAGTTTGAGCAGTATCCTCAATATAAGGTCTACAAGCTAAACGATAAAATCGAAAGAAGTGCCGGACGCAAGAGGCGATTAAAATCCTACGACGACCCGGAGGAATATGAAAAAAACATTCCCAATCTTAAGAAATATTTTGCTAAGATAGACGATCACGTGCAAGTGTTCATAATCGGGTCTTCATATAGCTCCAGCTACACGCTTGGAATTCTAGAGCAAATTAAGGGCAAGCAGATCGACGTTTTTTACGTGAAACCCGACACAGATTTGCTAACAGGAATCCCCAAGTTGATCGAAAATGCGGTCTGTGGAATCTTGCAAGAGTATGCTCGCTCAGGGGTGTTCAATTCTATAACTCTCTTGTCTAACAAAAAACTGGAAGAGGCCATCGGTGATGTGCCGATTAAAAAATTCTACGATCATCTGAATGGCGCCATTGCATCTACTATCCACTACTTAAACTATTTTGATCATAACGAGCCCGAGATCGGAGTAATGTCGAAACCAGCAGACCATAGCCGAATTCGCACACTGGGCACCGTCGACCCTAAAAAAATTACAGAAAACTGGTTTTATGAGCTTGACATGGAGCGCGAGGTGTGTTATTATTTATGTATCAATAAGGAAAAATTAGAAACGGACGGGAGCCTTCATAGAAATGTGGTCGATATCTTAAAAGAGAAGCCGAGAAATGCTTTTCGCAAGGTGTCGTACGCCATTTATGAAACCCCGCACGGCAAAGACTTTGGATTTTGTGTGGCGCATACAAACGCTGTACAAAATGTCAAAAAAGACTCTTGACGAGATAGAGCAAGAGTGTTACATTAGATATCAAGGAATGCTTGATATACTTTAGACATAATAAAAGGAGAAAAAATGTCAATTAACATGGACCTAATGAAAGAGAAGCTCGCCACCTTACGTGGTGAGGGAACAAGAGAGAAATCACACTGGTTTAAGCCAGACGAGGGAGATCAGGACATTCGCATTGTCCCGGCGCCTGATGGTGACCCGCTAAAGGAGATGTATTTCCACTACAATGTGGGAGATCATCGCGGCGGAATCGTCTGCCCCAAGCGCAATTTCGGGGAGACGTGCCCCATTTGCGAATTCGCCTCACAGCTTTGGCGAGAAGGTGTCGACAAGAACGACGAAGAAAGCAAGAAGCTTGCTAAGTCGCTATTTGTTCGCGCCCGCTACTTTTCCCCAGTCGTCTTGCGCGGCCGAGAAGAAGAAGGAATTAAGGTGTACGGATATGGCAAGCGTGCCTACGAGAATCTGTTAGGATATATTCTCGATCCGGACTACGGAGATATCACAGACCCACTGGAGGGTACCGATATCTCACTCACGTATACAAAGCCCACCGCACCGGGGGCATACCCACAAACAAACCTAAAGATGCGTCGAAATACTTCCTCGTTATTGGAAGACACGGAAGCTATCCCTGCCCTCCTTGATAGTATGCCTGATATTGATGCTCTGTTTGAGCGTCATACTCCAGAGGAGATTGATGCAATCTTGGATGAACAATTGGCCGGCAACGGAAGTGCCGAAAGCCGCTCGAAGGAAACCACTAAATATGGGAATGGCAAAAGCGATGTGGACCGAGCGTTTGATGAGTTAATATCCACCAAGTAATTAGGTTTGTAGGCAGCCGCTGGCACCCCGGCTATAAGTAATAGGGTGCCGCACTTTTAAGGAGGGAATATGGCTAGAAAAGCCAAAGAAGCAAAAGCCGGCCGCGTTTCAATGCAGGACCTAATGAGTCTTGTCAACAAGAAAGCCGGCCGAAACGTCGCCCACGATTTAACAGGCGCCAACCCGACCGAGGTAAAGGAGTGGATTCCAACAGGATCCCGATGGCTAGATTCCATCGTATGCAAAGGAAAGGTTGCTGGTATACCAGTCGGCAAAGTAACAGAGATTGCTGGATTAGAATCAACAGGCAAATCCTACATGGCAGCACAAGTAGCCGCAAACGCCCAGAAAACGGGCAAGATGGTCGTCTACTTCGATTCTGAGTCAGCCATCGACCCAAGCTTCTTGGAGCGAGCAGGGTGCGACCTAGAGCGTTTAATGTACGTTCAGGCGTCCTCTGTGGAGTTTGTCTTAGAGACTGTGGAAGAATTGTTGGGAGCAACCGATGAACAGTTATTGTTTATCTGGGATTCCCTGGCGCTAACGCCTTCGATATCAGACGTAGAGGGTGACTTTAACCCGCAATCATCGATGGCGGTTAAGGCTCGTATTCTCGCCAAGGGAATGTCAAAGCTGATCATCCCCATTGCAGACAAACAGGCAACGTTTGTGGTTCTAAATCAACTTAAGACCAATATTCCATCCGGCCCCAATGCACGGATCATTGCGATGACAACACCCTACATGACACCCGGGGGAAAGGCGATGCACTATTCGTATTCGCTGCGTATCTGGCTAACGGGACGAAAAGCAAAGTCCGCTTTCATTGAAGATGACAAGGGCTTTCGCATAGGGTCCGAGGTTAAGGTAAAACTTGAGAAGTCTCGCTTTGGGACGCAAGGCAGAAACTGCGCATTCCGTATTCTGTGGGGTACCGAAGACATTGGTATCCGCGATGAGGAAAGCTGGTTTGATGCGGTAAAGGGCTCTGAACACCTGACGAGCGCCGGCGCATGGTATACTCTCAAGATGCCCGGCGGCTATGAGAAGAAGTTTCAGCCATCTAAGTGGGCAGAGATTATTCAAACAGACGAAGAGTTTAAGAACAATATTATCAAATTGATGGATGAAGAGGTAGTTCAAAAGTTTGATCGAAGAGAAGG